TGGTTCGTGACGCCGTCCTCGCTCGACTTCAATGCCTTTTGGCACTTGACACAACTAAGGATTACAAACCTCTCGACCTTTTCTCGAAAGGCTGTGTCGGCCTGGTCAGCAATTTTATAAAGATGGAAGCCCACGGAGAGAAGAAATTTACTTCTCTCCGATGGAGGATGATCAATGGTCGTGATCTCACGGATCAGATCATAGCCCGTCTTCTCTACACCAATCAAAACAAAACCGAAATCTCGATGTGGAAAGGTTGTCCCTCAGGTCCAGGCCTGGGCCTGTCCCAAGATGAGGACCTGATTGCACTCAGGTCCAAATTCGAGGAGATGCACGCCCGTTCCCCAGTCGCAGACAGTGATGTCAGTGGCTTCGATTTCAACATCAAGGAGTGGAACCTTATGCTAGACGCTCGAATTCGCATCGCATTAGCCGGATCTGCCCCCTCGACCACTTTTGGTCGCATACTCACAGCACATGTCTACAGTGTCTGTCGAACCCTTTACTTAATGCCGGACGGTTACGTCTATGAGCAGCAAGTACCAGGAATACAACTTTCTGGCACCCTCAATACCTCCTCCACAAACTCCCGAATCAGGGTAACGATGGCGTGGTTGGTCGGTGCACAGGAAGCTTATGCCATGGGTGATGACTGCATTGAAACTTACGTCGAAAATGCTGAAGCCCTTTACGAAAAGTATGGCTACAAGCTGAAGTTTTACTCCCGCGTGGAGGATGACCTCTCCTTTTGTTCCCAGAAATTCTACCTCGGCTCAGACATCTTACCTCATCCTGAAGACGGTACCAAAACTCTGTTCAATTTCATGAACAAGACTGAAAACACCCCAGGTCTGCTTTCGATTTATAACCAACTTGCTTCTGAATTCCGGAATCATCCGAGACTCGATGAGTTTATGCTCGCAGCGGACGCTGTCATGCAACAAACAAACAAATTCGATGATCTCCTCCTTGATCCTCTACAGGATGGGCAATCGTACACCACCTGGTCGTGGCCGGCTTATAAGTACACAGCCGCGTACCAGGATACCCACTCTGTCTAACTGGCTCACGCCAAACCCTTCTGTTTACATACCTTTCTTTGCGTTACACATACCCCATAGTGACATCTACTGGGGTGTAATACACCTGTTTCATAAACAAATAGAGAAGAGCTCAATCAAAAGCTCTTCTCGAG